TCCATAAATTCTTTCTTATCATTCTCGTCATAGACCATTTTGTTCCTTTTCGAACCATCTTCATTTTCAATTTCAGTTAATTCTCCAGCCCATTGTGGTTGACCTTTGATTTTTTTGATGTGTTGTTTTTTGTATGCCAATATAACACATTCTTTTGGGTTATAGATATAAGGCGAACTTGGACTCATCCAAGAACCCCAAGCTGTTGTCTTACTTCTATGTGGTGATTGTTCTTCTAAATCCACAATACCAAAGAACCCAAATCCAATTTGTTTCATGATCTGCCACATCTCTGATACAAAGAAGATACGACCACCTTTTTTCTGTCTGTTAATTTCGTATGGAATGTTCAAAGCAATACGACCATCGTCTTTCATTACACGATATGCTTCACTCAACCAAGCTTTAGCAAATCCTTCGTAATCTCTAAACTCCATATCATCTTCGTGGACATCGTAATCAATCCCTACTCCGTATGGTGGTGACGTGACGATTAAATCAACACTACCCTCAGGTAATGTTTTCATCACCTCTATACAATCTCCGTTAATAATTTTTCCTGTTTCTATCATTATTTAAATTCCTGCTGTTAAATGGTAATAGTATCCTTTACTGGATGTATCACCAAATGATTTATATATTTTGTATTCTTTTTCTTCGTATAGTATACCACTTACTACCTCAACTCTACATCCAATGTCATCAACTTTGAATCTTAACTTATCGATCTCGAAGTCCTCTTCTAATGGAATATCGTAAACAAGATGTTCTCCCTTACAATAGTCTTCGATGATTAGGTAAGCAACCTCACCACAATATTGTTCTTCATAATCACTTTTTTCGTTATCAAATTCCTCACTTTGATAAACAACATTCCCTTCCTCGTCCTCAACTTTCACAAAGAATGCGTCGGGATATGGTCCCATAATAGATTCGTTTGGTGAATCAAAAAAAGTATCAACCCCCAAAATTTCACAGATCTGATCGTGATCCAATTCATCTTGCTCAACACCACCATCTCGTAGAGCTTCATATTGTTCTGTGTTCAATTGGAAGGGGTAAACTTCAGCACCTTTACCACCTATTGTAATTTTGTAGTATTTCATATTATTATAGATTAAAAAAAGTAACTAATTAATTTGAATAAAACAAGTCCGGTCCCAACTAACCACGATAATGTAATTAGAATTGCAAAAATTCTATAGTTTCTTTCCATTTGATCTTTTGATCTTCCTTGAAAGTCGTTTGGGTTCCAGTCTTTTTCCATTATTAAATAAAATTTGAAATTAATTGTGCCAACTTATAACCTGTGAATGCTCCTGCCGCGGCGGATCCTGGAAGAATAATAAATTTACCTAACATGGTTTCATATTTCTTCCTATTCACAATATAAGAAATCAGTATGTAATAAACAATATAATTTATAAGAACTAAAAAGTCCAGTTCTTTGGCCGCAAAAACTACAATTGAGTTTCCTAAAAACCCCCACATAAAATTAATTAGGGTTTCTCTTAGTAATTCGTTTGGTGTTGTAAGAGCATCCCAAACATTAATCTCTTTATCAAAACCTGTTTTACTTTTCGAGTGTTTCGATGTGGTGTTGGAGGTACCAGAGTGCTTTTCTGAGGTCCTCAAGTTCTTTATCTTTTCCTTTCTTTCCTGCACGGCTTATATATTTTACTGTATTTCCTAAACTAAATCCTAAATCCCAAGCGTCAATAACTTTAATTGCTTCGTAAGGATTATTTTCACCTCCGTAATGTTGTGGGTGATTAACTTGTTCTACTTTTGGTGGTGGACATTGACAAAGTCCCGTTCCTCCACATACACATTCTTTTTCCATTATTCTTCTTCTCTATATTCTTTTAATAACTCATCGTTAGACATTGTACCGTATTTTCCGGTGAGACCATCCATATCAACAAATGAGGTCATCATATGTTTTGTATCATATATTTGTTGTGTAACATCAAGTGATTTAACAATTTCACGAATGATCTTATATGGATCCGCATTTGAGCCTGGTCTACGATCTTCAACATACCCTTTCCATTCTTTTGCCGTGTCCTGAGGAACTCTAATTGATGCTCCACGATCAGATACTCCCCAACTGAATTTATCCATCGCCTGAGTTTCATATTCACCTGTCAATCGTAAGTGATTGTTTGATCCGTAAGCTTTGATATGATCTTCATGTCTTGATTCAAATGCGTTAAATAATGCCATGAAATATTGTTCATTCCCTTCAAGTCTCATCATGTCTGTTGAGAAGTTTGTATGAAGACCTGAACCATTCCATTCTCCGTGTGTGATTGGTTTTGGGTGAAGTTCGATATGGTATCCGTACTTCTCAGCAATCTTGAAGAGGAAGTATCTAGTCATCCAAAGATCGTCACCACCTTTTAATTTACCTTGAGAAAACACTTGATATTCCCATTGACCTAAAGCAACCTCAGCATTGATTCCAGTAATATCAATCCCATAATACAAACACATGTCTAAATGTTCTTCAACAAAATCACGACCAACAACGTTTTGACCAACACCACAGTAATATTCACCTTGACCTTTAAGAATGTTTCTCTTGTGACCTAAAATGTTACCATTAACTTCTTCACGAATAAAATATTCTTGTTCAAAACCAAACCAAAGATCTTCAAAACCTTCACCAATACTTGATCTTTTGTTTGATTCGTGTGGTATTCCATCTGAATTTAATACTTCACATAAAACATAAACGGTGTTGTTTTTAAGTGGAAAATTAGATGGTAAGTAATGTCTCACAGGTTTTAACAAACGATCTGAATTTCCTGTTTCAGCCTGTAAAGTTGATGATCCGTCAAAATTCCACATAGGAAAATTTCCATCAAGTAATGCATTCTTGACAGATTCATAATCAACAATCTTAACTTTACTTCTTAGGTTAGGTTCAGGCTTATATCCGTCCAACCAAACATATTCCAATTTTATTTTCATTTCATTTTATCTATTAAATTTATTATTTCTTCTTTTGAAAACCCGTCACGAAATAACCCATAAACTTTGCGTGAGAAATCGTCGGTACAAATTATTGCATCGGCGTCCAAATAGGTCATAAGGTTTGGGAGGTTTTTTAAAATGTTTTCTTTCTTTAAAATTCTCTTATTAAATCCCATAACTTATTCTGTTTCTTGTTTTTCTTCTTGGTTTTTTGTTTGTGATATAAGTCCCGCAATTCTTCTTTTGAATAGGGGTAATAATGTTTCATTTACAGGAAAAATTCCGTTTGATGACATTTGAAATACTGGTCCCATTCTCTTGTCTTTTGGTTCGTATGTAGAAAATGTAGATATTATCTTTGGAATGGTCAACTCTCCGATCTCATCGAAATAAATTAAATTTATATTTGCCATTCTTTGTGGGTTACTTTTTGTTTCTTTTTTTATAATGTACTCCCACACATAAGTTTTTTTACTTTCTGTTTCAGTATAAAAGAAATACCCTTTTGGGTGTAAGATATTTTTTTTGTTTCTTTTGATTTTCATATCCAAAGAATCAAATACTATTGTCCAAACAGACTTTGCAACATTAAAGTATTCCATAATTCTTGGTGCTGAATAAGATAAGATTTTTCTAAATTCTTCATTTTCTTCATCGGACATGGTTGGTGCGTCTTTTACTTTCAGATCCTTTACCATAATCTCATCATCTACAGTGTTTAATTTTTTATCCGTGTAGACAATTTTCTTATCTCTCATAAGAGCTTGGATATTCATTAAGTGTAATGATAATTCAATAAACCCTGGATATAATTCTAATCTATCGAGTTTATCTCCCATCTTTTGAAAATAAGAAAGTAGTTTGTATTCTTTGTATTCTCTATCAATAGGTTTTTCGAACATCCAATCGGTGTTCATCAAAAATTCTATTTTTTTTCTTCGTGCCATTCATAATAAAAATATGATATATTGTTCAACAAATAAAGATCTAAATAGCCCTCATTACAAAATACCAATCACCATTTACCTGTGTTTCAAACATTTCTCCATCATATGAATTTAATAAAGCTCCATATCCATCACTATTTACGACAATGTCTTTAACCTCATCTAAATCAACAAAATCCATTATGAAGTTTTTTTCATAACCAAAGTGTGTAATAAAATCATCAATATCATCAACATATTCACTAACTCTATCATTGATTTCATTCTGTATGGAACTTTCATCATAACCACCTTGTGGATCTTCTTTGATGTCTTCTATTGTCTCTTCTAACCCTTCAATTTTTCCTTCAATTTTTTCGTATTCTTCGTCAGACAATTCCTCTTTTTCTAATCTATTATTTAGATTTTCTATAGTTTTTGTTAATTGATTAACTTGATGTTGTTGATTTGTAGATAATTCAAGTCCTATATCATAGTTTTCAGGATCATCTCTAACTATATCTTCAAAAAAATCTTCTAACCAACTTTGCCATTGTCCTTTATCGATTGCTTGATCCCATACCCAACTTGTAAATGCCTCATAACCCATGTCATCAACCGAATTTTCAACATATCTTTTAGCGGCACTATCTAACTCATCTTGAGTATAAACATCATATGTATCTGGTTGTAAAGTATCACCACCCAACCATTCGTATTGTTTTCCAACACCATGAGTTCCACGACCACTAG